AGGGTGTATTTAAGACTGTTGCCTTCCTTCTGTAATAAACCTTTTGACTCCAGCATGTCTGTCATGCCTGAGTATGGGCTCATGCCCTGCTCGTACGGAATCTTGACCTGAACACTTTCAAAAGGTTTGGCATAGCGAGTTTTCATAACCTTGCAGGCCGCACGGATACCTTTTACTTCGCTGATCTTGTTGCCATCTTCGTCTTCTTTGAGCTTGAGTTTGCGCATGGCAACAACGATTGAACTGGCGTAGATAAAGCCTTGTCCACCACTGATTTTGTCATCCGGGTCAAACATGTCTTGGCTAGCATAGGTATGGTTGGTAGCAACCAGGCCAATGTTTAGTGCGCCAAACATGTTAACACAGTTTCTTACTAGAGCAGTAAGTGCTTTGGGTTTACGACCAAGATCGCCTTTCATCTCGCCTGCTTCAAACTGATTAACGTCAGTTGGGGTGAGCAACATGCCTAGACTATCAATGATAAACAGCACCTTAGGACGTTGGTCCTCTGGCAGTGTCTTGTACTCTTTCACAAAGTCACTGATAACTTTAGCCACATCATCAATCATGGCCATGTTAAGTTTCAACAGTTTGTCTTCTGTTGTATCTACACCTAGTGCCTTGAGCCAGTCTTCATCCAGCGCATTCTCTGTGTCGATCAAGATAGGATAGATACCTTGCTCTTGTGCATTGCGAATCAAGTTACCTGAACAGATAAATGATTTGCCTGCACCTGATTCACCTGCAAACACAGTTACCTTGCCCATTGGAATACCTTTGTTAAAGTCTCCGGAGATGAGATAGTTTAGTGTGTAGTTGCCTGTGGAGATCCAGGTGTCTGGATCATTGAAGCCTACGGAAATACCGTCAATGCTTTTTGTAATACTTTTTCTGAATTTACTCAGATCGAATGGTTTAGCCATATTATTCTCCTAGTTGAATTAGTGGGCGAGATCATGCTCGCCCACTGTAGCCGTTTACTGCTTTTGACGGTTACGAATCATCGCTAGGATGTCTTCGGCTCTGGCACTAGATGCAGGCTTGGCCGCTACTGGTGCTTCTGCTTCAGGTGCTTCTGCTTCAGCAATGGTAGGTTTGGCCACTGCGGCAGGTTTGGCCACTGGAACATCGTCTTCTGCATCGTCATGTGCAACTGGCGCACTGGATGCGGCTGGACGATCACCACCTGCAAAGCCTGCTGGCTTGTAGTACTGGCTCCAACGATCTGGATCATATGCCTGTCCATCAACAGAAGCTTCAAACATGTCTTTGATAACCTTGAGCTCAACATCGCTAGGCTTTTTGGGCAAGAAGTCTGCTAGATTGAACAAACCATGTGTGTCGATCGCTTCAAGTTCTGCACTGGTTAGCGCAGACTCTTTACGTGCCCAGCTGGATGTGCTGTAGTCAGCGTATCCACCTTTGGAAGTTTTCTTGATAGTGAAATCAAGACCGCCGGTGTAGTCAGTTGGCAGATTTTCCATTTCAGGATCCATCAACGCATTCTTGATAAGGTTGAAGATCTGAGGACTGATGATGAAACGACGGATTGGATTCTCCGGAGTCTTGTCATCACTGATTGGGTTGTCATGTACAAAGCCCTGGAACAAGTAGCTTTTCTTTTTCCAATACTTACGACCCATTTCCTCCAGGCTCTTGTCTTTGAACCAGCCACGTACTTCTGCAAGTACAGGACATGCTTCGCCATACATTTCCACGCATGGAACTTGTACGATAACAGGCTTGCTGTCTGCTTGACCTTTGATGCCAGCAAATGGCAAACGGATCATTAGACGTTCGACCCAGAAGAAAGAGTTTTTGGGATTGCCGTCTGGAAGAAAACGGACTTTTGCTGTGGAACCTTCTGCAATGTTCCAGTGAGCGTAGATAGCGTTGTCGCCACCTGTTGAGTTACCGCCTGTGCGGCTTTCTTGCGCTTGTAGTTTTGCGCGGATTTCTGCGAGAGATGTAGCCATGATAATTTTCCTTTATAGTTTAAGATGGTCTTTATGTGCCTAGATATAAACTAGCACCCTGCTAGTATATAACAATAATATTTATGATAGCAAGAGAAAAGGCGCAAATAATTTACGCCTTTGGTGATATCAGTTTGGGTTGATTATTTTATAAGAATGGATTTGATTCCGGCTAGTCGGACCAGTCGGTCCACACTCTCTTGTGCTGTGTTGGCGCCAGCTGGGCTGTCCATTCCAGTTCCACCTGTTGTGCCAGAATTTGGATCCTGTGGCTCTGCTGTTGCAGGTGCGCCTGCTTGTGGAGTTTCGCCTGGTTGCTGTTGCTGTGTAGGATCTTGGTCCATGGTTGAATCATCTAGTCCAAGTTTGGTATACAATCCTGGTAGGTTGTTTTTAATATACTGTTTGATCGCATCGCGAGCATCTGCCTTGGGTCCGGAAATTTCTGCTAGATCACTTAGTGAATTAAACAGATCATCGTTGCCCAATAGATCATATAAGGCACTAGTTGCGTTTTCAGCGTCTACTCCTACTGGCAATGGATTTGCCAGTAGTGTTTGTAGGTCCTGCATCTGCTGTGATGTTTTTGGAAGTGACCAGGTGCCTTCTTCAATTATTTCACTGCCATCATCAAAGTCAATATAGTCAACTTCGTTTGCCTGGATACGCAATCCCTCTCTGAGATTGCGTAGATCCTTGAGATAATGTGTTGCCAATTTAACTGCCAGTGCTTGGTTTTCTCTGATTGCTTGTGAGCTGTCTTCTGTTACATTGTTATAATTTGTTGACCAGTGTTTAGCAAACTCTGCAACTTCAGGAGTTGCAATAGCTCGCTGAGCTATATCCTCGAGTACCTTTACTACTAGTTCGTTTTTATCGCTGAAATTAAGAGCCCGTATATATTCGTCCATGCCCTCGTTGGCAAGTAGCTTAAGAGGAGCACGGTTTTCTACTACATCTCTGACTAGGTCAACTTGTCGTTGCTGTGCTTGCTCGTGTAGCTGATAGGCCTTGTGTACGTGTGGTAAAGCCGCCATCATGCGATCGTCGAATATTTTCTTAACAAATTTTTCTTTTAATTCGTTTACATCTACTTCGTCTAGTTGCGTTGCCTGTGGTTCAAAATTTTCTACAAATAATTTATATGCCCGTGTGCCTTTAAGATGGTTCAGCTGTCTATTCATGCCATGATAATAGTTTGAGGCCGCAGTGACCATGGTACTTGCTGTGCTGTCTTCAAACGTGCGACGACTCATCACACGTACGAATCTTCCTAGTTCACTCATCTCCTGGATCATGCCGTTGATATGACGACCAACATCATCGTAGGGGATACCGCCTTCTGAGATATGTCGTGCCATTGCACGGGCACCACTTAGTTTATTATGTTCTAATTTGAATCTTTCGCCTTGTGCGTTTTCTACATAGATTGCATTTATGTGTCTTGCTCTTGCGCCTCGTAGTTCTGGGTTTACACTTTCGGTGTGTACTATTCTTAAACGTGCGGTTCCGATATTTTCAAAACTGTGTTTGGTTGTGCCATACATGCGGCTTTCGTTCATGGTCAAGTCCTTGGTGTCTAGTGTAGCATCAGACTTTCCTACCTGTTTTAGGTCCTTGATATTTAGATTACTACGTGTGATGTCTCTTGTGTCAAAGGTTAATAGGTTTCGTTTTGCAAAAAAACGTAGGTCTTTAAGGAAAGCATACCATTGCTTTTTTTCCGAATCGTCGAGTTTGTTGCTGATGTTTTTGCTGAAGTAAACTTTGAGACTGTTTTCATCAATGAGACTGATGGTTACATTGCCGTAATTGTTGCCGTCAACAGAATAGTTAAAACTAAAAAAACGAGCTTTTTCTGGGTCGCTACATGCTTTGGCATTTTCGTCGCCCAGTCTGATGTTCTCAAATCTACTACGTACTTTTTCGAACAGGTCTTCGGCGATTTTTTCTATTTCACGTGACATCTTGTTTATTCCAATAATGTGTATTTAGCTTAAGAGAACAAACTAATAAATGGCATCGGTTCGATGAAATCTTCCAGGGTATTTCGCAATTCTGAGTCCATTTGAGCGTCATATTCCTTGATTATTTGCGCCATTCGAACTATCAATAGTGTGGCCATAACAAGATCATCTGTTTCGCCTATTTTTGCTTTAAAGCTGGTTCCTACAGCAACAAAGTTCTTGAGCTCGCTGATCAGATTCTTGCTTGCTATTGTTAATCGCTTGGTTTCTACTAGGTTCTTGAACTTGGAACAGGCCGCCAGTTTGCTCTTGGCCAGTGTGGTGAAGCCTTTGCGATAGGTCCTGGCTGACCCTGCACGATGTGGTTCGCTTAGGAAAATGCCCGGAATATTTTCTTCTCCAATTTCGGCAATGGCCTGCAATGCGGCTTCACCTAAGGTGTTGTTCTCTACGCTGTAGTATACCTGTGTTGATCCTGCGGTGTCTACCAGGTAACTGGTAATTTCTTTAAGAATGGCCACTTGCCTCTGTATAGGTGTTTTGTTGTGTTGCCATTCTCCAACCTGTTTGAATTTAGGCAATTCAAATATCTGCATGGCCGCATGATCTCCACCTGTGCCCAGACTAGGATCCAGTGCAACCAGGTATGTACAGCCTTTCTCGGGCTTTTTATACCAACGTACCTGTCCTTGTCTTTCTATTGGGTCAATCCCGCCTAGTTCAAACAATGTTACAGCACTGATCAAGGTCTCGTCAAAGATAATGAATTCACATTCCATCTCACGGCGGAAACGTTCTTCACCTAGCTGTGATCGCATTTCTGCGGCCCACTTTTCGTCACGGTCTGGGTGCTCTTGCCAAGAACTGCGGAATGATTTGAATCCGTTTACACCTAGTTCTGTTTCGTTGCCAAACTCATCCACGCACTTGTTGGCACCTTTCCAGATCAGTGCAAACTGGTCTTCGTCGGAGTTAGGAGTAGAAGTAATAATACACTTACCACCAGTGGATAGTGTTGGCGTGATAGAAGTCCAGAACTGTTCTGCGATAGTGGGTCTTACGAAAGCAAACTCATCACAGTATAATAATGAAATACTCATACCACGACCTGTGTTTTCTGTTGTGGTCTGCGCAACTATACGACTGCCGTTGTCAAAGTCTATGCTACCTTTGTTGTAGTTGGTTGCACCTGCTCGTATAAAGTCAGGGCAATTTTCGTAGGCATAGCGAACACGTTGCATGATCTCTTGTGCGCCTAGGTATTTGTGTGCGGCTACCAGGATAGTACTATCAGGAATGAACATTGCGTACCATAATAAATACCCTGCGGCGCTGGTAGATTTCCCCGTTTGTCTAGGCATTAGACTAATAGAGAACCTATAATTATGGTATGTATCGAGTAGTCGTTCCTGGAACTCAAACGGATGATATTGTATGCTACCCTTGGTAGGATGCTGTATATAGAAGTAGTTGCTCATGAAGTAGTTTGGGCCCGTGACCGGATCCGCACATTTTGCAAACTCTAACACCTGTTGCTCAGTGTAGGTTTCTACCTGATGCGCTTTTTTAACAATTACTGCTTCTAAACTTTTTGACATAGTAAATATATTTAACATGAATTGTCTATTACTAAACTCTAATTACGAGCCTATCAGTATACTTCCGCTGAGTATCATCAACTGGCAACATGCTATCAAGTTGATGTTCTTGGATCGTATCACTGTGCTGGAGAGTCACGAGGACCATGTTGCCCGTAGCGCCAACTTGACAATTCATTATCCTGCTGTGGCCGTAACTAAAAACTACTTTAACAACAAACGTGGAGTTCGTTTTAGTCGTGCTCACTTGTACCTACGTGACTTGTATCAATGCCAATACTGCGGAGACACCTTTCCTGGTGACGAGCTGACCATTGACCACATGATTCCTCGTGCAAACGGTGGTAAAACCACATGGGAAAATAGTGTAACTGCCTGCAAGCCTTGCAACCACAAAAAAGGTACCAAGCTGTGGAAGCCCATGCGCATGCCCTACAAGCCAGACTACTACAACCTAGTGGCCAAGTGGAAGAACCGTCCTATACATATCGAGCATCCTAGCTGGTATCAATATCTAGGAATAGAAGACAGGCGCATGGCCCAGGGCTAGCGAGCTCCGCCTGTGCCCCATAGTGCAAACCATGCGGGTGTGCCCGGTTTAATGCCTTGTTCGCGCATTATCCGGGCTTTTTCATTTTGTGGATTTTCTTTTTGCCAGGCAGGTAGTTCCATGAAATTTGTTCTAGGAATTGCGCCATTGGCGATTGCAAATGCAGGGTCTGCAGGATCTATATGTGCATCAGGAATAGCACTGTCTGAGTTGTAGGTTGATGTGAATCTATACTGTTTCATATGTTTGTGCAAAGATGTCTTTCTTTACTGCGCCATAGTCGTTTGCACCATGTCTTACAATAACATCATTGCCTGCTGTGTAATTTAGTTTCTCACCCCAGCTGGTATCCACTGCACCATCATGGTCAGCAACCTTGGCCAGTTTAATAATCTTTTTAGGGGTAGCAGTACCATCACCGTTGTCATCATACAGTTCTTTAAACTTTGCCGGTGGCACTGGATAGCGTTCACCTTTGGGTCCTGTGATGATATAGAAACCAGCATCATGTTTGACAGGGCCTTCTAGTGTGTCCACTGTGCCTGGCCTGTCGGCTAGCTCATAGTTGATAGGCTTGGCTCGTTTGAATGCTTTAAAACTTCCGTCTTTAAACCAGTCATCAGAAATTGATTCAGTTAAGAGTTCGTTAATTTTCATTAGTGGTGTCCATATGGGTTGAGAGGACGATCAGTACCGTCATCAGCAGGATACACTAGATACTGGTTGGTGTCAACTGTTGTGGAAAAAGGAGCCACAGGCTCCTTTAACCAGATATACAAAGGTCTATCTTCTGGATCAATCAACTGTTGCGTTTGCACCGCAGAGTTTGCGTTTAGCATTGGTTAGTGCTCCAAAGTCTACTGGCCATTCTTTGCCTGGTTGTAGTTCAACTGCACCCTTGGGAATCTGGAACTGTACACCAGCTTGTGTCTGAATCTGAGATACTGGCATGCGGAACTTGGTTAGATCATTGCCTAGATTAGGATATGGTGCCACATGTGGAAACATCCAGCCTGCATACTGTCCGGTGTTTTGATCGATAACGATCTTGTAGAATGCATGTGGGACAATCACACCTGCGCCAATCTTCTTATCCTGTGCTGTGTAGATGCCGCCTGATACGATGTTGAAGTTATGACCACCTTGTGCGGCCCATCCACGTACTGATGTTTCTAATAGTTTCCAGATGCCGCGGTTTAGACTACCAGCTTGTGGGCTCATGTTGGTCATCAGGAATGATTCAAACTCAACTTGTTGATCCCATGACTGATCACCATCTGGTGCCATGTGTCCTTTGTCGTAGCCTGTGCCTGCATAGTCACCGGGTACTGCACCACCTGGTACACTTTGGTCAGCTACGAAAGCATTTGAACGTGCCACGCAACCTAGTGCATGACCTGGTGTCAGTGTCCACATAACAAAACGTGGTAGTTTTGCAGGAGCATCATATCCAACTAGATATGCTTCACGGCAAATTGGCTGTATGTTGCCTTGTACATTTGGCAAGCCATATGGTGCGTGTACTTGACATTGTGCTACTGGTGCTGGGGGTCTTTGTGTCCATGCGCTGGCCTGTGTGCTTAGTACGGCTAGGGCAAGTATTGCTAATAGTTTTTTCATCGAAATCTCCTTGGTTAATTACTTATGATTACCAAGCACGGCACGACCAATATCTTGCACTTGTACGTGGGCCAGGGTTTTCACAGTGGTGTCTTGCTCTAAAACTCTTTCTGTGAGTAGGGCTAGATTTTTTAATACGCATGTTAGGATCACCAAAATTTACTTTCTTGACGTTTCCTGTTTTAGGATCTTTAACATAGACCTTGCTCTTTTTAACATCGCCTGCCATGGGCTTGCCCAACTTGACTGTTTTACCATGATACTTTGCTTCAGCTACACCATCCCTGTCGTCATACCCGGTTCCGCTCATAGTTACCACGCTGTGTGTATGAACCTCTTTCCCGTCGTCTTCGTCATCGTCTAGGTCTTTTCTAAACCATTCACGTGGATCGGCCTTACGATCATAAGGAGCAAACGCTGACCCATTTATAGGGCTGAACTCACCGTCAGGATGCTGTAACATTTGATTTTTGCCGTGTATAGGGCTAGTTGAGTCATTTGCTTTTGCGCCGGGTTCTTCAAACAACATGCCGGCCGCCTCCATCATAGCGATAGCTGTTTCATCCAATTCAATGATCACATTACCATCTGGAGACAGTTCAGTAACCACAGTTTCAATCAACTGATCTGTGGTTACTGCTATTTCAAAGATATCACCCGGCACAGGATTCTCAGCGGCATATTCCGCTAGTGCCAAATATTCTCTTAGAGGTTTCATTTGTTGGCTACTTTAATACTGTTGTACAGACGAGCTAGTCTAGCTTCCATCTGGATATCATCGCCGGTCATTGGGTTATCGCCCGCACGTGGTTTACCGCTGTACTGTGACTTCTTGCGATTTAGATCGTTGCCTTGGTTAACAATAGTGTCTGTATCAACATACTGTTCGTCTGGTTCGTTGGCAAACTCTTCAGTAACTGTTTTCTCAAACGCATACATGTTAGGAATAGCATGAGCAACATGTTCACGAGTTGACTTTGACATTCCGCTTAGGCGGCGCAGTTCACTCATTGCTTCATCTAACTTGTCATCTTCTTCTTTGTCCTTAACTGCTTTCTTGAATGGCTCTTTCTTATTGCCATCTTTGTCAACATCTAAGAAGTCTGGCTTAGATTCATTAAATCGAACATCATCACCTGCTGAGAATTGTATACCAGCCAATCTCTTTGGCAACTTGCCCCTGGCAATAATAAAATCTAACTCTCGGTCAGTTGGTCCAGCTTGTTCTAAATCGTTAGCTAAATCCTGCATAGCATCGTTATCCCAAATGTCATCACCGTACAATGCCGCAATAGCCGCTAACACTTTATCAAAATCAATCGATCCTGCGCTCTCCTTGAATGTGGCTTTCTTTGCCGCACGGATTTTGCTACCCAAATATTCATCTTTGCCTGATTCGATTTTTCCGTCACCGTCATAATCTTTGTCAGCTTTCTTTTCTTTGGCTTCATACATACCCATACCACATTCATTCATACCGTGTACAGGGCAATGTTCGCCTTCTGCTGTATATGTGCATTCATCTACTTCGTGACCGTGTTTGCCAAGTCCTGCTAGTCTAGCAAGTTCGTCTAGTTCGCTACGCTCTTCTGGGCCACCTGTTAAAAAGCCTTTCATACCATGTCCTATATCTTTAATGTCTTTGCCTAGTGTGCTCATGAAACTTTGTTTTTCTGTATCACATTCACGTGTTGGCCATACATCCATATCACCTGATGCTAGATGTACAAAGCACTTGTTGCCTTCCACACGGTCAACATGTCCTGCTTTGCCGCGCCAGTAGACTGTGCGTCCAGGATAGAATGCTCCTGATTCGTCCATGACTGCGGCCATGTCGCCTCTATCAGCTTCAACTGTTGCTGGTTGTCCCATGCCCATGTCTTGGCTAAATTTATGTCCTACCCACTCTTGGGTGTTTGATCCACGCTTGACGCCAGATGGCATTGAGTCATAGTAGTGATCATGTAGCGCATGATACAGGTCTGGATCTAGGTTACCTGATTGTGTAAAGTCATTGACTTCTTTACCATAACGATGGCAAATGGCTTTAACGCCTGGGTCTTCACACTCAAATGCCATGCTTTCATTTACCTTCTTTGGAAGCCCAGCATGCTTGGTACTAGCAAAGTCTTCGGCATCTTTCTTGCCCATGTCTTTTGCAACTTTCTTGAGCTCAGAGCTTGCACCCTTTACCTTGTGGCCAGTCTGCATGGCATGTACCATGCCCATGAATTTTTGTTGCTGTTGGCTAACTGCCTTTTCTGCAAGCAGGATGCTGTCTAGTTCTGCCATGGTATCTTCAACAATTGAATCAATTTTAAATGACTCTGCTACACGGCCATCTTTGTGCTTCCATGCTTTACCAGTCACACGCTCGGGTGCTTTATCCTTCTTAGGACGCCCAGATTTTTTAGGTTCATTGCTGGCGCTATCTTCTTTGCCTTCTGGATCTTCCCAATCGCTACCATAGGTGCCTTTGTGTATCAGTCCTGTCTTGGTAGGAATAGTTTCGCCTTCGTGCATCATTTCAAATGCACTATGAATCATATGTTCTGCATTGGTATTACGACCGCCGATATGCCAACGGTATGGACCCATCGGAGTCTCACCTTCTTTCCAGTCATAGATAGTGGCAACTGTACCATCACCAAATTGTAGTTCCCATACACAGGTTACTTTGTCTTGGTTGCGGTCATCTGGTCCAATATCTGGCTCACCGAATACCTGTACCAATTGATCGTACGATGCCTGGATATGACCCACTAAACTAGTGCCATTTATATTAGCACCGTGTGTGAAGCTCATTGGATCTTCTTCCTCTTCATCGTCAAAACTTTCTGTTGTCTGGCGGCCGTCTTTGTGTTTCCATGCCTTGCCGGTCACACGCTCTGGTGCTTTGTCTTTCTTAGGACGTCCGGCGGCCTTGGTTTTTTTATTGCCGTGCTCGTCATAGTCGTCGTCACTGCCTTGTTCGTCATAGTCACTGCCATAGGTGCCCTTGTGGATCAGTCCTGTCTTGGTATGAATAGTTTCGCCTTCCGCCACACCTCCACCTCGACGCTTTAGATGCTTTACATAATTGTGACCTCGGCCATTCAATCGAATGATTTCTTGAATATATTCTGCCGCATGCGTAATAAAGTCACTTGTGTTGTGTACATTATCCATGCCAGTTTTGATATAGATTGCATCTTTGGTATGCCATTCTGCCGAGGTAACTTCTCCAGGATAAATTATCACTGTGCCACTTTGTTTTTTACCGTTGATAACAGCAGTAAATGGCGCTTCAAACATCTGCGGGAATTCATCCTCATCATCATCATCATCGCCGCCGCTGTCTCCGGATACTGCAAATTCGTTTAATGAGCCTTCCGCCACATCAATACCTTTGAACTGTATGCCTTCTCCGGCACTGGATCTTAGATAGCGTTCTACCTGGCTAACCCATGCGCTAACATCGCTTGAACCAATCTCGTCATCAGGTCCAAGATCGACCCAGTCAGCAACTTGGTCAATCGCATCCATTACTGCCTGCGGGCCATACTTCAGTAGGTCATGACGCTGATTCAGGATTCGGCGTGTGATAGCACTTGACACAGGACTATCTACTCTATTTTCTTTAACTGGAATGCCAGACAACTTATTAACTGCTTTGTGTACACCACGCAAACGCTTGTGTGCCTTGTCGTCCAGTTCCATGCCTGCTTCGACACCGTCACCCGGATGCTTGGCATGTGCCATTGCATCACCTTGCTGTGCGCCGGCCTGGTGTCCCAGGAACTTGGCATCTACTGCGGCTTTCTTTGCATAGCTACCTAGTGTCTTAGGACTTAGTTCGTTGACTTGTTCTTCTTCCATGCCAACAGGCATACGAGATCCTTTGGCTGTGTTAGCACCTGGTTCATTTTTTAGGTAATCGTTACTTCTAGTAAACGTAGAACTCTTGCCTGCTCTCTTGTCCATGCCATGCTGTATTCTATCTTGTTGATTTGCATAATCAGTTGTGGCATTATAATCGCGATCTTGGTAACTCTTGTTAACCATGGCACCTGCTTTTTTTGCCGCTCGTTGCATCAACGCAGGACTTAGTTCATTGACTTGGCTTTCATTCAAACGTTGCTTGAATGTTGCATAACGATCGTTCAGTTGTGAAACCACATCTTTCTTAGCAGGATGCTGAATTTCTTTAAGGAGGTTACCTTTGGGTTCTTCCTTAGGGTTCAAGGCATCTAGTTTGCCAAGAATGTTATAAATGTTGTTGTGGTTGGTCATATTATCTCTTTCCTCTTACTGGGCTTGGAATTTTGTTTTGTCTTGAACCCACTGGGCTCATTTTGCCTTGTGGTAGATCTGCTGTGGTTTCTGCTTTGCCGTTATCTGGCGAACTCTTGGCTAGGATACTGTCGTTAACACCTTTGTATTGTGTACCGGTGTTTTTTTCTCTGCCTAGTTCTTTAAGCAGGCTCTCTACTTTCTTTAGTCCCACATGCTCTTGCCCACTGACAGTTGTTTTCATGTCAGGATTATCCAGTAGTGGTGCATCGTTTTCGTCGCTGACTGGCTCGTCGCCCGATGCATCGTCGTGAGCATCAGCATTGGCAACATAGATATGTGTTAGTGGAATTCCTGTAGCAACATGGATCTCTTGTTGTACCTGTGGAGGAATGGCTGGATAGTTGGTAGTAACGGTGAACATTTCGCAACCAACCGGACCTAGTTTAGCAAACTCTCTATATCGAGTGATTGGCTGACTCTGTGTCTTGGTTATATCGCTTAAATTAAATGCGCTGAGGCCGCGTTCAATTTTGTCCAAGGTCTCGCCATCAAGTTCATGATCAGCGATTTTAATCCGAAAACCAAAGGTTTTCTTGCTTTCTGTTAAGTATTCTTTAAACGTTTTCATACCAGGATCCTATAATATCTATTTATGCTTACTTTGTTTTTTGGTTATCTGAGCTCTTGGATAGTATCTGTGCCAATAGTGCATTTCTATCTAGTACAAAGCCTTGCCCTTCGATTGCGGCTTCTCCAGGAGGTGTTTCCTTTGCTTTAACCTGGTCTAATCGTGCTTTTTTAAGCTGTAGATCAACCATTCTTAATTTCTTGTCCAGCTTGGCCTGTTTGGCAACAATGGCATGTCCTAGCAATGTACCTGCGGTCTGGAATATAACGCCTGCATAGCGTGGTTCTACATTCATACCCAGATCCATTAGGTCATTGAACTTGTCCTGTGCCAGCTTGGCTAGGCTGTCCATTTCTTCATCTGCGGCTTCAAGATCGCGAACACCAGGCAATGCCGCATCAATCTTGTCTATAGCCAGATTAATTTCGGTGATGGTTTCGTTGCGATCATTGATAGTACCAATTGGATCGGCGTCGTCGGGTGCTTCGGGTAGGTCGAACAGTTGTTCAAGTTTTTTAGTCATGCAGTATTTACCGCTTTTGACCTTTGTGAAAAATCTCGTTCTCTGTTACTACTCGGAATTTAAGTCCTTGATTTTTGCACCAGGCCTGTGCGGCTTGCCATTTTGCCATGTTGAGTACAACATAGGCTTGATCTCTTGTGCTCTTGGCACTCTCCATTGTGGTCTCTGTGCTTGGCTTGATTTCGATAACTTCGCCATGCGTTTTTTGATTCTTATCTATGTATATGATTAGGAAATCTGGAATATAGATTGTCTGCTTTCCTGTGAAAGGATTTCTGTAGGGTATCTGTATGCTTTCACTACTCCACTGAACAATGCTAGGATTATTATCGCAGAACTGCATAAACACCATTTCCCAACCTGATCGATATGTAGGTTGTCTGTTGCCAATATACTTGGCTGGGTTCTTTAATTGGAATTTACCTTGAGCATAGTTACGTGACATATTACACCAATATACTTCTTGCTAGGTACTGATCCACGTGGGTCTTGTTATTCACACCAATAAAGCTGGTGCCTATCCTGCTAAAATTTAAAAATACGGCCAGGTATTGATTCAGCTGGCCAGTTGGTAATGACTTGAATTCGGCGATGGTTCGCATTGGATCAACTCGTTGCATTATGCTGGTGTAGATAACTGCACTTGCTAGTGTTGCCGCACTGGATGCATCACCGGTTACGGTTTCAAAATATCCCAGCACCGCATCACTGATATTTTGTGAAACGGTAACAGGCGGTATTCCTGTGTTGTTATAGTATTTTATATTCTGTGGTATCTGTGTACCATCAGTTGTTATTGGACCAATATTTGTATATATACTCATTATCTTTTTGCTCCGTTGATGCGTCCTTGGCCAATTGAAGGAATAACACCTGGCTGTACCAGTGCATTTAAATTCTGACCCGACAAGGATGCCGGAGTGGTAGCAGATACATGCTGTTGCGATATATCAATTGTATACTTCAGCGGTGCAACATTAAAGATTGATGTGCTACCATCATATGGAGGAGATTGATATAATCCTCCATTGTTCACTGGAGGGAACGGAACATGGTATCCAGGTAATATTGCATCACTACTTGGATTAGCGACCAAGGTACCATTGGTTGTTACACGTTTGCTTGGTTTAGTCAATATGCCGCCGCCTGCACCTCGGGCAATAGATGTTCCATCTATCTGTTGCTTGCGTATAGATACAACTGCTGTACCAATTTTATTTGGGCCGGACCCGCCTTGAGAAACTGGCAATCCCGAATTTGTAATTCCGCCGGTTGCTTTAAGATTTACCAATGAATTTAAGTTTTGAATGCCCATATATTAAATCCAATTAGAAAAATGATTTTACTTTTGCTGTCACATCAGACAACGAAGGTAGTTGTCCAGACTGCATCACGGAGCCAATGCTTGGGATACTGATAGGACCTTGCGAGCCAGCGCCGCCAATGGCCTGTTGGATTGCACCAACCACTGGCCCACCTAGTAATCCAATGTACTTGGCGGCGCCGCTGGTGTTATAACCTTGAGAACCAAATAATCCAAATCTGCCTGTTAATGAAAGATTTGATTGATCGGTTTGTCCATTGGTCCATTGTCCGACTGCGCCCGAGGTCAAGCCAGGTATTCCGCCATTGTCGATCAGGTTGTTGACTCCAATCGCACCAATGGAGCTCAATGGACTGGTGTTGGTATCATAGTTTAACAGCATGTCACTGAATTTTGATGACTGCAAATAACCACTGGCATAGGTCACTGTCTCATAGCTTAGTGTCATCTGATTTTCCATGAGTGTGCCTGCCATGTCATGCTCGCCATGTTGGAAACTGGTAATCACAGGATTGATCAATTTTACACTATTGAATTTCTTTTTATGGAAACTAAAAATCTCAACATTCTGTATCAACTGTGTGTTAGAGTTGTACAATGTCTGAGCACCAATACCACCTTGTCTTAGTGTGTATCCCCATTGGTCGGTTAGTCGTTCTTGATACTTATGGGGTGCATTGTATATCGTAGATTCATAATCGCTGTCGCGGAAATAAAAACTATAATAATCGTACCATAGTTTTCTAATTATATTTTCACCATCATCGTGGAACTTGATTGTCACTGGCTCATACTTGATTTTGGTATGAACCAGATTTGGTCTATTGTAGGCATTCAGTGTTTTAGTATCAATCTGGAATTTAGGTAGATTAACCGTTTTTGCCAAGGAACCAATGATTCGCTGGTTTCCGCTTTGCAACATTGTGTATGCTGGGTTCATGGTAAAACGAATCCAAAAGCTAAAGGCAAAATGAGGATGCAACGCAAACGCATTTGGAACAAACACCGCGGCCGCATGCTTGTAGTCATGCATGTTGTCGCCGGGCTGAATTGGCTGTAGTAGGGCGTTAATACTCATTGGTCAAGGGATCCTCAATATATAATATTTAGTCATAAAAAAACCCGGAATAAATCCGGGCTTTGAGGGGGTCGTCTATATTGTCTGGGATTAACCAGTTGTCAATACAGTACCACGTAGTACCTGACTTGCCACTGAAATACCAACACCAGTGCTTGCTTCAGGAACTTGTTCTGCATTGTCGTACTTGATTGTAAGAGCAATCTTAACAACTTCTGTACCACTTGCATAATTAACTTCACCATAGTTGACCTGTGATAGGTAGCAACCATACATTTGCCATGTTTCAAGAACATTGACTGCATTGTTACCATTGCCGCCGTCAAGCATTTCAATTTGTGTAACAAATTTATAATCAATGCCTGAACTAGCAGATGATTGTTCTGCAAAGTCAAATTGTTTCTGTAGTTGTTCGCCGATAAGTTTGCTACATGCACCTGTTGCGTCATCGCGCAGGTTAACTGTAACGTCTTGCCATTCTGGTTTGCCTAGCAATTTAATCTTGCTGTTGTAGACATCAACTACGATATCACCAAACTGAACTGTAGGACGGGTAATGTCCATAACTTGCTTGGTCATTTCTGTTGTTGGCTGACTAACTCCGAGACCAATAAAGGTCACACGAAATCTCCAGGCTAACTTTGGCATCAACAGGCCCTGTGCGCCGGCGCTTGCATCGTTTGCACCTGCAACTGGAACTGTAAATCTTGATAATGATGCTGTGGACATTGTATTCTCCTAATCCTTGTTATAGTTATTTACCATATTTTATTTGTATAATGGAGAGCTCCTGCTCTCCATTATCCACTACTATTACTTCTGACCTGGGTTAACCAAACGAATTGGAATGTAGATGAATTCAACTGCTCTTACTGGAGCAATCGCTACGTCTACGTACAACTCATTACGTGAAATACGATCAGGAGTGTTATTGGTGTCATCGCAAACCACAGAGTAGTCATAGATACCACGTTTGGCCACTAGGTCGTTAAACACACCTTCGATAACATTCTTGATCTGGTTACGTGTAATAGTGTCATTTGGTTCAAACATAAATCCATTACCAACTGTTGCTAGAACAGTACGGATGTAGTTTACCAAACGTGATACGTTAACACGGTCAGTACTTTGTGCAACTGGGCTACGTGTCTTTTGACCCCATACACATAAACCTAGGTTAGGTTGTACTGTAATTGGGTTGATACGCAGTTGGTACAATGTGTCACGTAGACTATGTTGTACACCAATCTTGTTAAACAGGCCGGTTGTATAATCAACATAGCCAACTGATGTTGCGTTATCTACTAGGCCACGACGTGCGCCAGCTGGAGCAAACCATGGGTAGCTCAAGTTGTCACTGTGGATAAATGTACGCAATGCCATATGGCTTGGTGGAACAACAATGGTGTTGCCTAACAAGTCATTTGATTGACCTGCTGGGTAGTAGATAGCTGTGTAGATATCTGCTGTTGTTTCAACGTTGTTGCTCCAATCAGTGATATCAATTGTGTTTGGCTTCAAATCAAATGGTGTGTCACCAACGATGAACGCTGTGTTAACACGATCATTGTTCAATGCTGTCATGTTTGCAAGAGCTTCTGGATAACCAGGAGTTGCAATCAATTGGAATGAATATTGATCTTCACGGATTTGTGTGCTGGAATCAATCGCTGAACGCAAGGCTTTGATAACCATTGCACGTTGAGCATAATGACCCATTGCTGGTGTACCGTCATCATTTTCACCGCTAACTGTTTGCCATGTTCCACTGTATGTTGGAATTGTACCAGTTTGGTGTGTTCCGGTTGTTGCGGCGTTTGGATAAGCTGTGCTAGTGAAAGCATTACCAACATATTGCTTAACATTAAAGCCGTTACGACGAGTGTTCCATAGCAATGTACCACGTGGATACAATTGGTATGCAGGAGCATCTAGGTCAACATAGTTACTTGTTTTCATTGTGCTGATAACTGGAATTGAACCAGCTACTGGATCAATGATACCACCAACGCTGTTGCCATATCCGTCAAGACTTGCATCCCAACGTGCATCAGCAAACACGATACCGTTTTGTGTAACTTTATCTGTGTTATTAATTGCTACCCAGGTGCTACCGTTGTAACGATAGATCTTAGGATAGTTTTCTAGGTCGCCTGTATCAACCCATAGGTCGCCAGCAACAACTGCGCTACCTGTGGTTTGCAATGTAGGTGCAACATCTGCTGTAAAGATTGGACCATTTGGATCTGTTTGTGTTAGGTTGTAGCCACGTGCATCAGCGGTAACTGTGCCGTAACCTTGCCAACCGCTACCAGTACAAATCATGATGTCGGCTTCGATAACATCTGAATAGTACCAGTGTGTGCCGTTTGCAGGAGCAACATATGGTTGTGTTGCGCTGTATGTATAGCTCAATGGAGACCAGTTGCCTGCAACCAATGTGCCGGTCAAACTAACTGGAGTTCCGGTTGTGGTATATGCTGTTACTGTGTCTAGTTCAACTAAGATTCCTGAGGTACTGCTTGAGAATCCAGCGTTAAGTATTGGATTATGACCACCACCGCTTGTGTTGATCAGATACAAATCGCCACCTGCTTCATGCTGAAGTACAATAGCGCCTGAATTAGAAATACTTGCGGAAACGTTTTGGATGTTTGCGCCTAATATTAATGTTACAAATCCGCTTGCTGTAGTGGAAGCAATGGTCAATGGGTATGCTGTAATTGTTGCTGTACCAGGTTGTGTCACTGCCAATGTAAATGTATCACCAATTGTGAATGGTGTTGCACTTGCAAGAGCCGCGCCAGTGATCTGTGTCATGCCACTCTTATAGCGATTCCAAATTTTAAATGTACCTGGGTAGTTTGCGATTGATGAATAGTCAACAAAAACTGATCCAACGCTGATACCTGTGCCACCGTTGAAGTAATCAATACCAAATAGTGCCGCGGCACGACTAGAATAAATTGGTGCTGATTGAGCTACAAATGCACCAGTGGTGCTGTTGTATTTGTTTACTGCCCAGGTTGCGCCACCGCCAATCGCAGTGGTTTTAATCCACAAGCTACCTGTTGGTGCTGGTGTTGAATCGCTTGATGCGAATGTTGGAACTTGTGTGTATGTACCAAAGCTGAGTAGTGGAGAATTATAAGATCCACCAGTCAATCCAAGTGATGTTGCACCTGCGCTGGTTGCAATATTAATTTTGCCGTCAGTGTGTGTACCATCGCTCATTGCTGTGCTGTCTGCATAGATAACCAGACGTGTGCCTGTTGAATCTGTACCAGCCTGGATACCGTCACCAAAACTAGCACCAAATGCGCTGTTGATGCTGGTAACAACTTCGGTCAATGTTGCATTTGATCCTGCACCTGTGATTGTTACTGTGGTTGCATTAATAGTGACCGTAGTACCTACAGGAACAGGTGATCCGGCATATACAAGAGATGATTGTACAGTTGGCCATACCTGTTGATATTCTGTAGTTCCAATTGGAACCCACATGTTATCTGGTGTTTTGTAAAATACTGGATTGTTAGCATCAGCAACAACAACTGCAAACTGACCAATTGAACCGACTGAGCTCAATGGAGTGTATACTGGAGTCCCGCCGCCTGGTGCTGAACACTGGCTTGTGCTGGTGATGATCAATGGAGTCTGAGCAGAGTATGCTTGAGTGGATGCGTTCCATACAAAAATACCAAATTTGCTACTGGATAGATCTAACCATTCTGTACCATTGGCTACTGCCCCTACTGGGCGTACTGCTGTAGCATGCAATTCGTTCATGTCAATGTCTGCACGAACAATATAAATATTACTTCCAAGACCAAGTGCGCTGTAAGCGGCTTGTAGTCCATACTCGTTTAGTTCACCGCCGTTAACTGGACCACCGCCTGCATCTTGCTGGAACGTTGGATATCCAAACGCAGTGATTAGATCACGTTGGCTACCAAATGCCTGGAGATGTCCGGCCTTGGCTTTTGATGTACCTGTTGCGGCTGATCCAGATGGTCCCATTTTGTCTTGAGCGGTTGCTACAAAAACTAATGGTACGGTACCTAAACCGGTTGATACATATTGTGTTTCGTCTGTTACTGTTATACTCAGACCTGGGGATACTAGGCTTGCCATGTTATTTTTCCTTTAACAATTTTTTTAACAAAGTGTTATTTGTTAAAGATATTTATCGGTAAATGACAAAAATGGGCGGTTAGCCTGCCCTTAAATTAAGGTCAATGAATAAATAACAGTATGAGACCTATTTGCACTACCTGTAACGCTAACCGGCTGGTAGCTGTAAACTGCTACAAGAACGGTAAAGCATATTATCGCAAGACCTGCGATACCTGTAGTCGATTAGGAAAAAAAGTAAAACCAACTCCGCCTGCCTGGTACCGGAGAGGATATCGTAAAAAATCTGCCTGTGAAGTGTGCGGGTTTGAAGCGGCACTACCTGATAGTCAGTTACTGGTGTTTCATATCAATGGTGACTTAAGAAACACCGATAATTCCAACCTTAAAACTGTATGCTTAAATTGTCAGCAGGTACTGCGGAAGAAGAAATTGCAATGGAAACCTGCTCCGGTTGTACCAGATTTTTAAGCTCATTGTATAGTTCGTCGATTCGCCCATTGTTGTTGATGACCGAATCAAAGTCTGCACCTGCCCAGGATGTTTCACTTGCATGAATAGCATTTTCTTGTAACCAACGTTGTGCGGCACTATCACCTTTGTTTGCTTTGCAGGCAATATCATACCAGTGAGGAATAACTCCGCGCTGTATCCATACAATACGTCCACCTTGTTCTTTGATTGCTTTGATCTCATTAGGAAAACGTACATCACTGATAACTGTATGATCACTGCGCCGGGCTAGTCTTGATTGCAATGCCGCAATCCAGATATCATCATGGAAGTGCTCTCTACACACTTCGGTTCCCCAATATTGTAGTATCCAGCGTGGGGTTAAATGAGGCATGTTTAGTCTCTCTGCCCACCAGGTGTCCACTTGTTCTCGCCAGGCTCTAGCTTCAGGAGTACGCCCTTCAATCAGTTCTCGGTCCCACCCAAATACAGCACTTACTGCATCCTTTAGTGTGCCAGCAAAGCTGTCTCGTCTAAAGCCATGAAACCCTACCAAGTAGTCTGCGGCTGTGTCTTTGCCGCTACCAATCAACCCGCAAATTCCAATGATCATAAAAAAGCCCCTAGTGTATAGGAGCTATTTTTACACGATTATTACACAATGTCAATTATTTAGACACCGTATTTGTTCTTTTTGTGTTTTGCTGTTGGGCTTGTTTTATTGGTATCGCTTTGCTCGCTAGATCCAGCCGGAGTCATGCTAACACTCTTGGTGCCAAATCTTTTTTCTGCCGCGGCAATGATCTCATGGTCACCTTTGCTATAGGCCGCTGTTACCAGTGCTTGTCCACTTGGACCTAATTTATGCGGCTCATGTTCAAAGTCGGGAGAGCTGGGTACAAACATACTGGCAAATCTCCAGGGTGCGTAAGGACTGCTGTTGTCCAATCCAGGATGTTTTTTCATGCCAGGAGTTGCACTGATATGACTCTTGGGTAGTTTTCCTGCTTCACTAATAACTTCAATAATTTTCATGTTGTACTTATCCCATAATCCAGGTTAATGGTTGGCTACCATCAAAGTAACGCTTGAGTTCTTCTTCTAGGGCATCCATTTCTGCCTTGGCTTCTTGTTTAAGATCGGCACCATTCAGACTACTTCCACCTTGTGGTCCTGCTATTTGTGCAAACTTGCTACGTGCCTGGCCTAGCATGTCTTTACATACCGCTAGTGCGTAATCTTGTATCCAGGTATAAACACGAATATCATTGAACAACATGCTGTCTGGTTTGGTATTGTAGATCTGTAATAGTACAGTTTCTGCTACATCGTTTGGTGTTGGGCTATAGATATTGCTCTGGTGCAACTGTGAGCCTGTTACTGTGGTTGCTCCAAGTTCTGTTAATGCTGTTACTGTTAGTGTTTTCATATCTTCACTAACGCTCTGTACCACATAGCTGTTGTTGTATCCGGTTATGCTACAGTTGATAATAACAACCTGTGCGCCGACCACAATACCGTTATAGGCCGGAGGACCCCATGGATTATCCATGTTAATGGTGATGGTAGATCCTGCGTTAATACCGCTTGCGCTTAGACTGCTCATGCGTAGATATGTGAATCCACTGTTGGGTATTTTACGAACCAGTGTGAGTTTTTTCGTAACTGGATTCCATGTAAAGTTCATGAATCCACCAAACATGTTCATGGCCAGTTTCTGATACTGTGTGAACAGTTCGTAGTTGGTAAGACCACCAACACGGCCTGCTACCAGCATGTAGGTGTTTAGATAACCTGATGCAAAAGGCTCAAATTGGCTGGCTGTTGTTCCTGTTACGCTACCAATTCCTCGACGGAATATAGCACGTACAGTCATGATCTCTTGTGGAAGTATGTACTCTTGGGTTTCGGGCAGAAGATCTAAGAATGCAAAGCTCTCTTCTTCTGCATGCTGAGCACGTTGACGATAACGACCCAGCGCACGGTCAATAGCCACCTTGTAGTGTATAGGATCTAGTTCAACATCTACTAGCCCATCACCAAGGCGCAATCTTACATAGTCTTCAATTGCTTTGCGCTTGTTTGCTGTGCTAGGGTATGCTGACTCATCATAGGCAATTTGACCCGGGGCGCCCAGGCTTTCTGTTACCATTGAGCCGGTTTGTGTTCCTGATAGTTTTGTATCTAGTGTAGCCATTAAATGGATCCTTGTTGCAAGTATTTATGCAAGCAAGGATCCGTTTGGCTTGTATTATGCTACCTTTAACAGCACCGTATCTTCATTGATACGTCCTGTGAGTAGCGTTTCTGTGGCCTTGATAGTGTCTAGATGCTTGCGCAACTGTACCTTGGTGCTCTTCATGAATTCCGGAATCTGTACTTCGGGCTTGCGCAGGGTCTTGGCTATGCTCTTGGTCTCATCAAAGTTTACCAAGGTCGTGCCCTTGAGCGCCAGTGCTTGGTAGGATGCCGCAAGGTAGCGTCCTAGTTTGCGAGTCTTGATGTTGTACACCCAAAGTTCCTGTGATCCAATGATATCAACCGGGTTGACACTTACCAGTTTTAGTGTCTTTTCTTCTTTGGCATACTTGAGTTTTGCTACCAATTTTTCCTTGCTTGGCGCACGTTTTACACGAGCCTTCTTGGTTGCTTTTTTCACATCTCGATATTGATCCACGGCCTGTAGCAACTGATCAATCCAGGCAATGATGCGTTTGAAGTCTGCGGCCTTGTAGTGACTGTAGCCTTCTTTCAGCTGTTCGTCCTTACCAAGTTTGGCTTCTTCAAGTTCTGCTTTGATTGGCAGGAACCTATCCTCGTACTTGCCCAACTGGCTTTGAACCACGTTGTTGGCAACCAAGAAATCATAGTGCTTGAAGTCAGTTTTGCCCAGACATACATCATCGTAATGTCCGTCTAGTTCGCCTAGTATTTCGCTGGTCTTTTCGCTCAGACGGTCTTGGATCGTAGGTGCCTTGATTGCTATGGTAGCGGCCTTGGTTTCGGGTACAGCATCGCTATCATCGTCGATGTACTTTTCGCATACATCACGCACCGCTGTTTCGAGATACTGCAATGCACGAGGCTTGAGAGGCATGCCCTGTCCATGTGCGGCAATCAGGCTACAGGCAGTGATAGGAACCCAGCGGCTCTTGATAAACTTGCTGAGATCGCTCTTGGTTACTACAAAATGCTTTTGTTCTTGCAACCACTTGATAAAGTCAGGTTTAAGATCCTTGACCGTGAAGTGATAGTTGTAGTAGTAGAAACAACGGCGCAGGTGATGATCAAAATCAGCATCACTCATTGCAAGAGCACGTTCAGTGTCCCATTGAGGTTCGCCGCCTGTGTACTTTTCATCTGCCAGGTGTGCTCTACGCACAGAAACTTTTTTCTTAGCAATCTTAACACCCGCAACTGTTTTGCCAGTGTTGGCTTTTTTGGTTGCTGGTTTTGCTTTGGTTGCTGTAGCCATTCCTGCTCCTGTTTTTGTTTTAAAAATTAATTATAAACGAAACGGGCCCGGGTGTCAAGCATAGCTCAAATGGGCCCACATCAGATACTGCTCAAATGTAGTTATGGCGTCGTCTATTTGCAACAATAATTCTTGCTGGCGTATACTTGTTGTTCTTTTACAACGGCGTATCTCAACTTCTTCTCGGCCCAGATCTTGTACCAATCCAGTAACAGTTCCTAAAAAACGAGCTAGATCTTTGCGGGCGGCCTGCGGTGCTGAACGCATTTGTGCCAGCAATGGCACGTTTACAGTGTCCCAATCTAAACTTGTTTTTACACGCATTTGATTAGTGTAACACCTTTTGGGCTAGCTGTCAATCACGCTAAATATACAAATAAGGATCCAAAAATGCCACGTTTAAGCCTATGGCGTGAAAATAAAACAAACGACTACAAGTTCATTGATCGTCGAATCAGTGAAATGTTCACCATTGGCGGAACTGGTGTCCTATTACACAAATACCTTGGTACCGAACAACCAGGAAATGCCGCTCCACCTAGCCCAACGACCTTACAGGATGTGCTGTTTATCGAAAACCGCGATCGTAAATATGATTCAAGTGTGTACAGTCTACGAGGCATTTATCAGAAGCAGGACCAAGATTTTGATCTAAGTCAATTTGGCATTTTCTTGGCCGCAGGCACTACATTTATGACCTTCCACTTGAATGATGTGGTTGAGCTAATAGGTCGCAAACCAATTGCGGGTGATGTGCTTGAATTCATGCACATGCGAGATTTTTATAACCTAGATCAAACTATTCCTTTTGCAATTAGAAAATTCTATGTTATCACTGATGTAGCTTTTGCGGCAGAAGGTTTTAGTGCCACTTGGTGGCCACACCTGTGGCGAGTAAAATTACAGCCATTGGTAGACAGTCAAGAATTCAAAGATATTCTTAATAATATTGCGGCCTCAACTGATCCATTTACGGCCAATGCTACAGTTGCCAATGTTGGTAGTGTGTCTAGTACCTATAGCAAGTACCTTACTATCAATGAGGAAGTTATAGCAGAAGCCGAAATTGAACTGCCCAAGAGTGGGTACAACACAGATATATTCTATGTTCCGGCATACAGTCCGCATGGTACTCTTGCAAATGCTAATATTGCTAATCCTTCACCAATCACAATAACTGGCAACCTTAATGCCGACGGTACATATACCGCACACTTTGTTACCATACAAAGTGGAGCCAATACAAGAAGTGTTTTTGTGGCCAATACATTCATGGCCATAGTAGGTGCCAATATCACTAGTCCAAACATTTCTGCGGCAGACAATATCACCATTACCAATATTATCAATAGTCACGAACTGTTATTAAGCGACCCGGTCAGTGTTGGTGTTGCAGAAACCCTGAGTACCACATATACCGTTGGCACTAATGGAAATGCATCAGTATTTGTTGACAGTGGTACTCCTTCTCCTACTTATAAAAAGAAGGGCTACTTGTCCGGCGACGGTACTGCACCAAATGGATTAAAAGTAAACATGGGCATTTCATATCCTGCTAATGCCAAGAGTGGTGACTTCTTCCTGCGACTAGACTATGTTCCTAATAGGCTATTCCGATATGATGGAAGACGCTGGGTTAAAATTGAAGATGATGTACGCAGTAGCCTGACTCCAGGCGCATCAAATAATCATACACAACTCAGTGGATTCGTCAATAACAAACATAGCTTTACCAATACAGAAGGACAACTTGTTGAAGAACGTGTTAGTCTTAGTAAGATTCTTAATCCAAAGGCAGACAATTAAATGGCCGTTCAATTTTTCTACGATAATCAGATACGCCGCTTCTTGCTACAATTTATACGTATCATGAGCAACTTCCAGGTTGAGTTCGGAACCATTGATCCAAACACAAACCAACGTGCTCTGCAGACTATTCCTGTGTTCTATGGTGATGCTAGCCGTCAGGCCAGTCACATGCTCAAGACCAGTGAAAATAGCATGGCCAGTGTGCCTGCTATGGCAGTCTATATAACTGATCTAAAATTCGACATGGATCGCATACAAGATCCTTTCTTTATTGACAAGATCAAGGTGCGAACACGCAGAACAGACCCCGATACTGGCATGCTTACCTCCGAGCCCGGTGATGCGTATACAGTTGAACGCCAGATGCCTGTGCCATATCGATTGACCTTGAACCTGGATATATGGACCAGCAACACCGAACAAAAATTACAGATCATTGAACAGATCGCTACGCTGTTTAATCCTAGCTTTGAAATACAAAGCACAGACAACTACATTGACTGGACCAGCCTGAGTTTTATCAAACTTACCGGAGTAAGATGGGATAGCAGAACTGTGCCTATTGGTCAGGACGATCCACTGAGCATCGCCACTATGACTTTTGAGTTGCCAATTTGGATTGCATCTCCTGCCAAGCTCAAGGTACTTGGTGTTATACAGAACATCTTTAACAACATACACGACGGCACAGGTGCAACGGAAGAAGGGGACTATACCTACATGGATGCTATCAATGATCCGTCCAAGGCCATCTCTAGACGTGCATTGAATGTGCTAGGCTATTCAGTTGTCTACACCGGAAACACATTGAAACTGCTAAAGGCCAGCACCGGCGACATCACCGTGAACACAAAAGATCCTGATGTACTAGGATTTGAGATTGCTACATCAACGCCATCCGAATGGCCAGGATTGATTAGCCAGTATGGCAAATTACGTTCTGGTACCAGCGAAATTAGACTACAACAAGAAAATGGTAACACAATAGTCGGGACTATTGCTGTGCATCCTGTTGATCCAACGCTGTTGATATTCCAGCCGTTTGTTGATACTCTGCCAGGAAATACTATTCCTCCAGTCACTGCGATCATTGATCCATTAAAAGTAAATGTTGAACAGTTGTTGGTAGACAGCAACGGTAACTATCTTGTAAAACCCGGTACAAGATTTTTAATCTTGAACCCTATAGGATCAGTAAATAATACAACCTGGGCTGATGCTTGGTCACCAAACAATACCACACTGATTGCAAACGCCAACGATGTTATCGAATACAATGGTCACAATTGGTTTGTTAGTTTTGATAGTGTCAACAATAAAAAGCCTCAATATGTAACAAATTTAAAAACTGGATCTCAGTACTACTGGGACGGTGCTAATTGGGTTCGAAGTTATGAAGGTCTATATCGAGAGGGTGCATGGGAGTTAGTAATCTAATAGGATGTGGTGCATTGATCTACAGCCGAGCCACACGAAGATATTTGTTTTTGTGTCGCACACAAAAAAGACATAAAAATTCCTGGGGACTAGTAGGTGGTGGAGTCGACGATGGCGAGAGTGTTGTTGACGGACTGCGCAGAGAAATCACCGAAGAACTTGGTATGGACCTAACCGGTTCAAAAGTTATTCCACTTGAACAATTCACCAGTGACGATACGCACTTTGTTTATCATACATTTTTAATACCGGTGGAAGAAGAATTTATCCCTATGTTAAATCACGAACACAGCGGATACTGTTGGGTGCCATTGGATAATTATCCTAAACCGTTGCACCCAGGAGTGTGGAGAACTTTTAAATTTGATGCTGTTATTAAAAAGATCCGTACCTTGGAAAAGGTATTATAGATCAATTTCAGTAACAAAGTCTTTAAAAATTATTTGTCTAAAATTGGGTAAAGAATCCCACGCAACAGGTACCGGTGCTGTTCGTCCTGGCATCACACGAATAAATTCCACATTAGAATATACCTTCATGATTCCGTGCATGATCATTTCCCATGACTTGCCTGGATTACCAACTGTGCTGTCTGCATATCCATTGGTGTTGGCATAAACATTGTTATTGTAGTTTTCACCGGCCTCTCCATCAAACCCTAGCAGATAAATTTGTTTATGTCCATCAAAGCAGGCCATGTAGGTTGCGATCGATCCTGCATTGTAATGCGGATCCTGTGGGATCAGATAAAATTTGCCCGGGTAATTTTGTATGTGTTCGGCATTGGCATAAACAATATTGTCTTCACCGTAGGATGTTTGTGCGATCTCGTCTACGATTTCTTTTCCGGTAGCTACTAGAAAGTGCGGAGTGAAATCTCTATAGAGTGCGTTGCATCCATAGGTCTGAACAGCACCGCCGCCTAGATATCCACCACGGTGGTTTTTAAGCAACTGAATTGGATATAGTTTTCTGCTTTCACCATTGCCAATGATTACTGCACGATTTGAAATTTGTGTATTACTAATCGCATTAGGAATATACTCAGTATCTAAATTCCATTGGCTATTTTCCCACTTGGTCTGAGTGTGGATATGCTCACCATCGTAGTTTGATCTGTATAGCTGTTTAATTGTTAACATTTACTGTCCATTAGATAGGAACTTCTTCCCAGGTGATACCAAATGTGCAAAGGAATGTTGATCCAACACCTGTGTAGCAAGGTACCCAGCCATAGCCCGGAGGAATGGTAACATCACCGCCTAGGTCTTCAATCAGTGTGGCTGTTGCACCACCCGCGGCCGCAAATGCCGCGCCTGAATATGTAACGTTGGCTGTGCGGAACACAACCGGAACGCTGGAACCTGTTAGTGCAGTACCTGCGGCTGAAGCAACATAACGTGCTACAGGTGATTTACCACCGACCAAGTTATTGTATGCTTGACCAACTGATGCAGTGAGTGTCGGCAAACCCAGTGCCATCACAGTGTGGAATATTGGACCTGCTGTTGGAGTACCTGAAATTGGTGTGCTAACAAAACGTAGCAGACTCAGGTTCACACCGGAGCCAATTGGGTTCCATAGTGCCATGTGTGTTGTACCACCTGATGCTGGGCCTGCACCTGCGTTGAGGGCATTGCCTGCTGATAGTGTGGTGGCAGAAGTCGCGACGTTCAATGTGAACACCTGACCTCTTGCTGTTTGTTCGTTGTACGGTGCGTGTGCTTGTTGTGCAATCAATTCACCGGTGCGACCTTGACGCAGGTTGGTTTGTGTACCATCTGCGGCATTGGTTTGTCCTACTTGTCCTTGTATTAACATTGTTGTTTCTCCGGTGTTATATTAGATTGGCAATTCTTCCCAGGTCACGCTGTATGAGTTCAATACAGAAGTGCCTGCACCTGTCCACAATGGAACCCAACCATAACCTGGAGGTAGAATCAAGTCACCGTCTGGAATATCTGCGATTGTGCTGGTACCTGCGGCACTGGCAAATGCAGTGGCGCTGAATGTCAAGTTCATGGTACGGAACGTTACAGGAGCACTGCCACCAGTTAGTGTAGTACCACCAGCTGATGCTACATAACGTGCTACAGGTGATTTACCACCGACCAGGTTGTTGTATGCTGTACCAACAGATGCAATGGTAGGAACTGAAGTTTGCAGGATACCGTGATAAACAGGTCCTGTGGTAAATGTGCCAGAAATAACACCAATCAAACACTTGGTAATGCTCAAGT